TGTATCTATATTTAAAATATTACATAATTTTTCTTTAAAAATTTCAGGTTTATATATCATCTCTTGATATTTAATTTCAAATATATTTGGAGAATCTGGAATAACTAAATTTTGATAGCCTGCTAAAACTGCTTGATTTGACAAAATATAGTGCAAAGTTCTTGTTTGTTGGAGAGTAAGGTCAAATGGTGTTATAGTAGAATCTGGAAAGAAATTTGGATAATTTTCTATTGTGTTCTTGAAAGAATCTTTTACATAATCATCACTTTCCCAACTTCCTATGTAATAATGCTCAAATATAGAAGATGCTACCGTAATACAATCATCAAGAGAATACGTTACTACTATATTTTTTGCATTAGGATATTTTGTTTGAATATTTTCATAGTCGGGCAAATGAAACACGTTACAAACATGACTGCTAGTAGTTGCTGGGTTAAGGGACCAGTGGTCATAAAACCAATCTGCTGATATTAAATCTGGTTTGTCTTCGTCAAATATTATATCATCTCTCATTACAGGTAAATCAGTTGATAAGTATTGTTTATGTATTAGCCCCGAAACTAGATAACCTAATGCTCCTGGTAAATTATTAACAATATAAATGTCTTGGTTCATAGTAAACTCGCAGTGTTATATAAATTTTCTATTTTATTAATATTCATAGGATACAAAGTGTAATTTGGTATAGAAGGATCGTATTCTCCTACTTCGCAATCTATATACTTTAATTCTCCTATAGTCCACCCTACTAAACTACACATTGATCGAGTTTTTTCAAGAAGATCAAAATAGCAGGTATTAGCCTGTATCACATTAGTAAAATATTCTTTGTTATATGTTGCTAATGAAGTGTAACCTATCAAAGAGTCTTCATTAGCAATATGAAGCCTGAACGTATTAGTTTCAGTCCTATTCATTATTGCTCTACGTTGATCTATAAAAAGTTGACTCAACCGAAAAACTTCAAACAATTCAGAACTTAACTCACTTGATATTTCTGATGAAAGAAATTTAGAAATATTGATAAAGTAAGAAGAATTGTATTTTTCGTTTAATGTTACTTTTCTAATAAAAATAGTCATTTTCATACACGTATTTACCATTAAAAGTTAGCAGATTTCCAAAGAGAATCTATTTCTTTAAATGTAATAGGATATCCGTTATACATTGCAGATTCTTCATCAAATTCTCCAACTGATATTGTTACTGTTTTAGCAGGAGTCATTGACCATCCTAATAGATTCCAAATATTATTAGTAGTGTTTATTAATTGTTTATGTTCTTCTGAATTACACATGACATTTTTATATGTATCAATGTCAATGAATCCAATTGAAGTATATCCAACTAATGGGAGTTGTTCATTGACAAAAAATTTAGTAGGGTATGCTTCTTCGTCAGTGATTAACGGCCTCATGGTTGTTTTTAAAATTTCAACAGATTCAAAAAAAGAAAATAAAGCGTCTATTTGTTCATTTGATAGATCTACTTCTAATAATTTTCCAAAATTTCCAAAATATTTTGAAGGAAAATTCTTAGTGAGTGTATGTTTCCTAATAATTAATTTCATTTCCATAATTAATCCTTCGGAGATATAACAAGATGTATTCTATCATGCTGACCTCCATTATATACAAAATGTTTCCTAGTAGTATCAACTTTGTAAAATGTTTGATTGGCAGGAATATGAAAACATACTGCTGAAATATTAGCCTGTTTCATTATATGGGCAATAAATGCATTTTCATTAGTATAAATGACTAGATGATATCTCACAGTATTATCTGCATGAACAGTTAATCCTGTTTTAGGGTGTAATCTCATAAATCTAGCACGGCCAATTTCAAATCCATGTTCTTGACTAAATTTTTTTAATAAGTTAGCAGTGTATTCGGGAGTTTCATTATTGAATTCAGTAAACTCTGATTCTTTTATTAATTCAACATTGTTAACTCTATCATATAAACTTCCTGTAGAATCTTTCCACCTATCTGTTGCGTTAGGTCGATAAGTTAATCCTATTTGATTTTCGACTCCCAAATCTGCTTTAATTAGAATAGTATCGAGATCTTTTCGAACTTGTTCCAAATCTGCTGTAAATTTTAATTTTTCTATGAACATGCAATTATTTAACGCCTATTAACATGTATCTTTTAAATGACCAGTCTGGATAAACAAACTCTTTTTGACCTGTAAAAACTGTATCAGACAACGGATATTCTTTAACAAAATTTTCTAACGTCTCCGAATGCACATGATGATCTGCATGCGGCATGTTATTACCTTGCAATATAACTCTAGTACCTATAGGAATATTATCAAACCATTGCTTCGAAATAAAATGTTCAGTACTAGTATTAATAATTAAATCTCCGTATACCGCATCAAATGTATTACAATCTTGGGTAAAGGCTTTAAACTTCCATTCTTGCCATACCCAATTTTCATTAATTGTATCTGCAATTGATTCACATGCGGAATCTACATCTAAACTACGTATGCTATTGACTTCAAATACTCCTCTACTTAATAAAAGGAATCCTAATATACCATGCCACCCCCCATAGATGTATGTCATTCTAGATAACCATTTTAATCTTTCTAGTTCTTTGCACAGCCAAATTTTACTGCCTATCTGTCCGCTGCTAAATGCATCTTTATCTATATTCATAACAACTCCGTAAAAAAACTACTATCACATGATCTTAGTTTGTCTAACTTTTCTAAATACTCCAATGTCTGTGGAAGCAGATGGCTCCAATCTTCGCTATTCATAAAATCAACCATTTTTATCATTCGCTGTATACTGGGATTGTTTTTATGTTTTTTACCGAATGCCAATAACTTGTCTGTTGTTTCTTTCTTTAGATGGCTAGGTAATATTTTAGCACATAGATACTGAGGATAATGAAGTACCCCTGGATGAAAAGTGCCGTCTAAATTTTTCTGACTAATTTTTTTGTAGTTCTGTGATAACAACCATTCAGTAAACTCTGGAAGATAGTAGATGTTTAATGCTTGTACCGTACATAATAATTTAACATCAATGTTATCAGGTGTTGTATCGTATAAATGCAAGTTACGTTCAATTGTGTTCCAGTCGGCTGGGTATCTAATATAATCATTTAATTGTGTATGCCCGTCTATACTGATCATTACATCTACAAATTTAAATTGCTTCCATAACTCGACAACTTCTTTATCATAGATAGTTCCGTTAGTATGATATCTCAATTCTATATGTTCTGAATGGCCTAGTTCAACTAAACGTTTTAGAATTTCTTTGTGTTCTTTTATGTACAAAGGTTCACCGCCACCGAATATAATGTGCTTCATATCGGCAGCAGATTCGTAAAACTCTTCTAAGAATGATTTGCTTTTATACCAATCGAAATTGTTAACAGAATAAGATTCAATTTTGTATTTCCAATCCCACTTGACTTCAGTTTTAAGTTCGTCTTTAAGAATATTAGCCTGCTTTACCCATTTACTACTGTCAACAGGCCTGCACATAACACATTGTAAATTACAAGTATTGCCTAATCGTAAATCAAGTGTAATCCAACGTTGATTTAAAGTACCGTCAGAATCTGTAGATGCAATAAGTTGATCAATGTAGTCATCACCTAATTTGTTTTTCCAAATCCAATTTTCAATTTGTCTATGACTTCTAATACCTACATCTTCAACATTATAACAGGCGCCACATTCTTTTACTTTTTCACCGTTCAACATTTTAACACGAGATTGTTTAAAATGGTTGCTATTCCAAACCTGTTCTAATGTTTGTTGATTAAAATTTAGTTTGTCTGTTGAATTAGCAATACAACACAAGAGAGCAGAGCCGTCTGTATAAGAAGCCATGTGTGTCCAAGGTAATATACAAAATGTTTTTGTTTTCATAAGTTTGCTAATCTTTTACTAATATCTGATAAAGATTGATCACGTTCTTTATCTAATGAGTGGGTATAAGTTTTAAATTTATTCAACTGTAATTCCCAATCTGCTGCCCTATCTTGTTCTAACAATCCTATAATACCATTTACACTATTCACAGTTAATTCGGGTGTTCTACTATTGAAATAGGTATTTTTATAATCAATTAAATCTGCTGCAACTCGGTGTCGAATATCGTCGGGCAATATTCCCACTGCTAGATGTTTCGGATGTACATTAATTAAGAAGTCAACAAAAATATTAGTGTTGTATTTTTTGTTTAAACTTTCTACCCATTCGAGCGTATCAACTAAATTGAATATATTATATACCTGCACTGTGGGAGTTACTCCTAAATGTACATTTGGCATCTGTGCTAATGTTTCAATGTTTTTAGATATCTGACTCCAATTACTCGGTGAACGTATATAGTCGTTGACTGCACCTACGCCATCAATGCTTGCATTAATATTAACTCTGTTAAATTGCGATATAAGATTTGTAAACTTAGTGTTAACATTAGTACAATTAGTGTTAAAGAACATAACAATGTCTTTACGATTCTTATCAATGCATTCTTGCATAAATTTAAAGTTATTCTTAATTAGAGTAGGTTCGCCACCTGTCATGTAAACTTTTTTTAAATTAGGAATCATTTCATTAACTTGATCCCAAAGAATGTCTTTGTCAAACCATTCTTGGATGTCGTTAAATCTAGGATCAAATTTGCCAAAAGTACTAGCCCATACTACTTTGTATGCAGGATCTTTCTGTTCTAACTCTATGTGTTCTTTAGCAATCTGACTGCTGTTAAACGGACTGCACATCCTGCATTTTAAATTGCAAAGATTGCCTAATCGCAAATCTAAATAGGCAATACTGTAATCAATTTCGCCGCCTGAAACGATTGCTTGATCTATTCGTTTATTAATTTCGCTTTCAGTTAATTGATTAATCCATTCTGAATTTGCATATTGTCTGTTACTAGTTCTGCCACTAGATTCTTGTAGATAACAAACATTACATCCTTCCAATTTCTCACCGTTAATCATTGCCATTCTCATTCTACGCATTTCTTGAGAATTCCATGCATCACTTAATTGATCTTTAACAGTGTATTTTGTTCCGTCGGATTTCTTTAATTGACTATATTGGCCTTTGATCATACAACAAGGACGAATAGCACCGTCAGTATTAACTACTAGGCTAACAAACGGTATAGTACAAAATGTAGGAGAATCTTTAATAGGTTTCATTGTTAAATTTTTCCTTTAACCATTGCCTATCATTTATCATTTTTAATGCTTCTGAATTATTTTTATTGTCTAATCCGTATTTTCTTCCAGCACGAGCACCTTGTATTGAATAATTGCCAAATTCTCTATCTCGTCCGTAATCACTGCACCATTGACTTAACCGTTCGTCGTTTTCTTCGACTATTTGATTTTTAATAGTCGATGCTGCAAGTTTAGCACACTCTCTAAATGCACTCCGCCATGTACTGAAAGGATCAGTATTAAATTTTGTTGTATTGCTTACTCTATTCATTACTTTAAGTTTGTAACTGATGCTAGTGGTCATATCAACATTCCACGTTTCGGCGGCATCCAAAATATGTTTAGGAAACAGTTTCACTCCTCCGTACCCATATTCTAGATCATTAATAGGATTAACACTTTTCCATACATGAATTGTATCTCTATTCCAAATATTAGGTTGATAATTAAAATAAAAATTGTCTAACAGGTCTGCATCTCCGTCAACAACATAGAACATATCAGTTTGTGATAATTGTGCCGCTGCCTTGTGTGCTTCAAATATACCTTTAACACCATGTACTCTTTGTGCGAAAGGACACTTTTTTAAAACTTGTTCCCAATTTGCATCAGCATTAGGTTCGTCATAACTGATAAAAACAACATCTAATTCGTCAGCAATATTAGGTGTAAGATATCCCATATTCTTCATACCAACAGTTTGCGTAACAGTTGACCAATTGCGCACCCAAATAAGTTCATCTGCCCATTTTGGATCTAAGAACCATGTATGTTCTAGATTATAGTCTTCCAGTTTAATTTTATAATCAATATTGTCAAACAAATAGAGAGGAAGTTCTGTATTTTCTTTTTTATATGTATCTAATTCTATGTCTTTCAAACTGATTTCAATTATTTCCCATCCATCAGCAGGTTCCCAATCTTTTTTAAATTTTTTAACTAACCATTCATTTTCTTCTACCCAAACTATGCATTTACTAGATCTAATAGAAGTATCGATGTAATTCGTAATCCAATGTTCATACACAGGATTAACAACTAAAAATTCATTATGCTTTGTGTTAAGCGTATGCAATCGTTCATCGAAAGTATTAGGTGATACATCCCATCGTACAGCCTTAACTAATTCTTTGTCTATTAAATTTATAGATCCCATTTTACATCCTTTTCCATTAAGGCTGTGTTAGTGCGAGCAGGATTAACAAATACTTCTCTAAAAAATTCACTGCTGGCGGCATCTATATCTGCAATAGGTAAATTTAATTTTTCTCGAAGAACATTACCAAAATGTTTTGCATCCTGTATAGGATCACAATCTTTCCATTCTTCAAATAGTTTATTAAGATATTCGAAATCACGTACTTGCACATAATTCCAATCAGTGCAGTTAGTCATATAGGCACCTTGCCGTGCTCCTAGTATTGCCCAGTCGCCATTCTCTACATCAGCACCTACTGAACACCACATGAGTAGTCTACGATAATTCCGCAATCCTAATTGTTTTTTAATATTAATTAATTCTTGCTTAACGCCTTTGTTAAGTGTCATCTTAACACCTTCACGGAATCCAGCACGCCATGCCTGTAGCGAACTTGCATTATTATGCACTACAGAATAACAATCTGCCATTTGCACATAATTGTTCTGCCAACAGAAATCAACCTGATTGGTATTGTTGTCTGCTTGTTCGTGTGTTTGCATGTTTGATACAAATTCACGAGTCCAAACTTTTAGTCCACCATTACCGTAAACAAGTCCGTTAATTATATTACGGCCGGTCCAACTCATTTGAGTCATTTCTTTCTTAGGTAACTTATCTGTGTCTATTGTCAAATTAAAAAATGCAGGATCAATTATATTGTCTCCGTCTACTGTAATAAAATGTTCAGTTTCACTTAAATTAGCACATGCTTTGTGGGCCGTGTCACTGCCTTTAACACCGTGAACACGCTTTGCCCAGGGTGCTTTGTTTAATAAATTAGCATAGTTATATTCAGCATTAGGTTCATCGTAACTTAAAAATATGCAATCGATTTCAGATAAGTGTAGTTTCATTTTTTAATATGGCTGTACGTTCCAAAAATTTTCATAGTATATAAATTAAAATCGTGTGTTCCTGTGTAGTGATATCTGTCTCCGGAATTGAACTGAGTTGGATCTAGAACTTGCGACCATAGTGGAAAATACGGATCATTAGGCATGCACGCAACTAAATGTATTTTCTTTTTGCTTTCTTTCCACCACGTTATAGCATCTGATTGCATATCTATTTTAATAATACAGTTAGCAGTATCTTGCGTTACTGTAAAGTTAGATTCCGTGTTTAAAAAAGGTATTTTATAAACTTTTTCATCTTTTGGAATTACAGAATTCCCTAACATTTTTTGTTTAATTATTCCTTTTGTATTATCAGATAACAAAGGAACTATAATATAATTTAAAGATTTTTCTCTACCTAAAAAAATATTCAATGCAAGAGGATCAACTGTGTCAATCCAAGGATCAACAGTATTATCAAGCAATTTATGGCTTAATCCAGTGATACTATAATTTAACGGATTGTAATAAACTATCATATGAAATCTTTCTCAACATAATGCAGAATTCCAGTTTGAGGAAAAGCACCAATTTTAAAGCTGGCGGCACCCTTATAAGCACCTAGTACTCTTGTCCATTTATTATTAGATGTTGCCAACCCTTGACAATTATCTTTCATATGTGTAAAAGTTGGATAACTAAATTTAGAAATTACTTGAGATTCAATATCTAGAATTTTAACCGCAATAGCCATAGCAACATCAATAGATGGAAATTTTTGAGAATATTCGGGAGAATATCTCACTGTCCAGTCTTTCCAGTTTGCTACAATATGTTTAACCAACTCAAAAAATTCAGCAGTTATTTTAGATTTTTTAAAATAAGTAAACGCAGAATACACGTCAGGTAATTGATTGTGAATAAACGTCTTTCGGTAGGGACTGTTAATTATTTTCATGCCCCTATATGTTAACACTTTGCTAGTTAAAAGTAAATCATATTTTTCAAACATCTTCCACCAATGACTAACATCAGATAAGAACAGCATATCTGCATCTAATATCACAGTTTCTTCGTAAGGTGTTAGGTTGTAAAATTTTACTCTATTTTCTATTTTCCACTTTGAATTAGCAGCCAGATCTTCATCAATCGATATTACTTTGTCGAACAAGGTGCAATCAACATCTTGATCAGTTATCACAGACAACCGAGAAACACCACTTTGAGTGTTTCGAATACTGTGAGCAAGGTGTTCTGATTGTCTGGCATACTTTTCTCCTTGCGCCATTACTAAATAACCTTTGCTCATACTAGTTCCTGATTAATTAATTTTATTAAATCGTATTTGTTAAACATATGTACATCATGTGATATTTTGCAAACACCGTTAGCAGTTAAAAACGCAACATAATGATCAGTTGTTTTTATCAATTGGTCGTCGTAAGTACTGTACAACAAGTTGAACGGAATAGTGGCAGCAGGGTGGCCTAAACTATGCAGTGCAATACTCCAAACAAAATCATTTCTCAACGGATTAGCGGGTATTTCATGTACATGTGCTAGCCAACTATAATTCTCTTTGACCCATTTACATTGCTTAAAAAATAATTCAGTAACTTCTGTCTTTTTAAAGTAGCAGATAGTAGCCCAGTAAAACTTAATACTTCGATCACTTATCCAGGTAAATTCAGACAATTTGTTGCCGTATAGATTAGTCGATTTATCACACACTAGCAGGTCTTCACTAGTTCCCCATAATTTGTTTAGATTCTCAGTCTGTATTAAAATATCAGTGTCAATTAGAATTGTTTCATCGTAGGGAGTAATGTCCCAGGCATCAGATCTATCTAAATTATGAAAAGTCAATTGATTTTTTCCGGCGCCGTATCTTTTAGTTTGAGTAGCAACAGATTCTAAATACACCACCTGGTCAAAACAAGATTTCCAATTTGGTCGCAAATTATCAAGATCGGTAGCAGTTGCTTGATCAAGAACCACAGTGACAGGTTTGTTTAATATTTTTTTAATTTGCTCGGCTTGAGATACTGCAAGTAGTCCATAAGATATGTGTTCGTTGTTGTGAGCAAACACTAGAAACCCTCGAGTCATAGACCTACCAAAGATCTTACAGATCGCTGGCGACGAAGCAGTTGATATTGTTCTCCGTACTGGCCCAATGCTGTTCGGTATGCTGTTTTTGCAGCAGATAACAATGCAGCAGAATCTTCAACTTGGACAGGAGTTCCGTTAAGATCTAATACCCATTTGTTGTCAATGTCAAAACCGCCTAACCATTCTTGAGATATTCTAAACAGTCCGCCGGCATGGGCTAGCAAGGTATCTGCTTCAAATTGTTCTTTAAGCAGTCGTCGTTGTTGATTTAGAGTTTCTTGGTATTTGGCAAAACTTAATGCCTTTTCTAGATGTTGTTCTGTAGTCATGCTAGTAATTATCACTAGACAGCATGACTAATCAGATATTATGATTACCAGTTACTGGTGTTGGCAGGCGTCGGGTTTGTTAATGTAATAGCATCTACACTGTGATACCTAGTAATCGATGCTGCTGCATCTGTGGTAACGTCTTCATCTACAGGTCCTGTAGTACCTGCTCCGAGCTGGTCGTCGCCTATGTCAGCGTCGTTGATTGTAACAGTAACAGTAAGCACAGTTGCGCTGGTCTTGACTATCTCAATTCGTGCAAAGTTTTCAGTGTACTGACTGACGTCACCATACTCGTACACATCTATAGTTGTACCAGCATCCCATTGTGTGTTACCGTAAACCTGCGTAGGAATCACATTTAAGATGTTGTTCTGCCAGTCATCATCCTTGCTAGATCCTGCAGAGTTACTACCGCTTACGTCTACTGAAAAATAGCCGCCTGCGTTAAACCAGTAATTGGCCTGCGCTGCATCAGCCCACGTATATGTATAGGTCCAACCATGATTGCCGTTCCAGGCTGAAGTTAAACTGGTACTAACCACACTAGACGCTAATTGTGTAGCAGCAAAGACTGTATTTTTGTTAGTTTCACAATAATCAGCGGCTGTTTTGTAGGCGTTATAGTCACTGGCATTGATTAAGCCTGCGGCTGCAAGATCATTAATTGAACTGTTGCTGCCAGTAATATGCGTGTAGGCCTTGTTGATGTCAGTTCTCAGCAGATCCATATCGCTGGCAGTGATTACCGGAACTCCGCTTAACGTAGCACTAACAATGCTGTTACCGTAATAGGTACTGACAACACCTGCAATTACTGTCTGTATTGCATTATAGTCTGCTAGATAGACTAGATCGCCTGTTGCTTTGGGAAAACTGCCTGCTGTTGCCATAAACTTATCCTGGGTTAAACTAACACTTATTTATGTTATTTTTGTTTAACTAGATCGTGCCCGAAGGCAAACTCACCTAGGTGTTGTACTTGACGACTTAGAATGTCGTCTACCAATACTCGAAACCCTTTAGATCGTGCTTTGGTGCAGAAATTAAAGTCTTCGCCTAGGTAGTCTTTGGTCAAAGGATCCCATTTGATTTCAAACCAAGGGGCTGGCTCTGATTCAAACACCCTAAGATCTGTCAGCATACAGCCCATGCCAATACCTTCTACTTCGATCAGTTCTTTTACCAATGGGTCCTCTGAAGTATGTGTCAACACTGTGTCCCATTTGTACAGTTGCGTGTAGGCTACTGTTTTGTATGGTTGTTGTCGGCGTACATAGTTAGCAGCCACAACAGGCTCCTTGTGATCCAACAGTTTGTAGGCAGTATAGAAAGGAAAACTCATATCCGAGTCCAACCACAGAATATGCGTAGCAGCCCAACTCTTAGCAGCACTGACTAGACTCTCACGCTGGTTGCATACCAAGGTACCCATATTGTAAAAAACTTTTGTCTCTATACCCTTTTGCCAGTTGTATTGCAGCAGGCTATTGAGATTATGGCTAAACACAGAATGAAGGGTGTCTTTGCAGGGCACGCATATGGCCAATCGAATTTCTTCAGGGGGCTCTATTACCGAAGTTGTCGAGGCCACTGGTGCAGGAGTAGGGGTGGTAGTTGATTTAACCGGAGCCACTGGTCCAGGGACAGTGTTCAGGGCTTTTTTGATCATGCTCATTGCGGTTCACCCTCTGGAAGTTGTGGGTGCATGCCCATTTCTGTCTCTACTTCACGAGTTACCTGCGTAATTACCTGTAGAATAGTATTGCAGGTCTGTGAAAACTGTCTATAAGCCGATTCGTCAAACAACACTGCTCGCTCCATTACGGCTTTACTGACCTTGCCCACACTCAACAGGTCTACGGCCGCTTCGCGGGCCAATCTTTCTGACCAATAGGCAGATTCTGTATTTTCCATGCCCTCAAGGTGCTGAGTAATTTCTTCTTGGCTAAATTGACTCAACCATGCTCCGACCTGTTGAATTTCATGTTGCACATCTTGATCATCTGCATCAAGTTTGTCAAGATCACGCAATCTCCGCAACTGGCTTAGTATAGCACGGCCTTGAAATTCTCCGTAGGGTTCAATCACAAAGTTAACGTATTCCCAGCGGCTGCGTTGGGGGTATTTGGCCGTTAAGGCCTTGACTGTTTCTAGTTCCATTTGATCCTCATTTGTTTATAATGTCTGTATTTAAACAGTGATCAACCAAGGCGGAATAATTCTTGGTTAGTAAGTAAAGGGGTAGTATCGTCCAGCAAAACTGCTGCTAAGTGCAATGTTTGAGTTGCTGCCGCTGTAGTAGTTCCAAGCATAACTCATAGAGGCTGAACTGCCTAACCCTAAATTTCGTGTGGCTCGTGCTGTGCGACCAAGTTCACGAGTGTTGCCAGTTGCTGAGAAATATCCTGCCATAGTCTATTATTTAGTGTGAATAAATAGCAACATGAACGAAAGACTAGAATTAATATTGGCTCGCATACGTGACACAGAGCAGGAAATGGCCCTGGCATATCGGAATGAACCCTGCAGCGAACACCTCGATGATCTACTGAACATACAGGCTCGCATCAGTCAGATTGAGGCCGAGATACAAGCCCATAGTGGTCAATAAGCACCTGTTGGGTGTTGCGCCACCCCTTGACTTCCCATACTGTTTCGGCACGACGGGCGATGGTCTCATCGTTGCCCCCGGGAAACGCACTGTCTCCAAAGAAGTGAAAGGGCATGACCCGGTCCGCAATCTGACTCTTGTCCCAACCTCGAGGGTAGATGTCAATGCCGGTTTCACCCGCCACAGTGGCCTGTAGTTCCGGGAAGGTGGCTTCGAGACGTAGGGCCAACTCCTGCCTATATCTGTACTGTTGATCCCATGCGTAGAACTCAGCCCGTGTGTCACGATTGCAGCCCCTGCCCACGGGACTCCAATTGGTCAATCCCACTCGTTCCTCTAGATGCTGACCAGTTTTAACGGCCCAGGGCTGTGTGCTCAAATGCATGAGCAACCAAGCACGTAGTTCATCGGAGGGTGACCAACTGCGTTGATCCTGCAGTACGCCCCCCGAGTGCAGTTGATTCCCTGCACAGTTGTAGACTCCCACAACTGATTCACATATGGCCGAGCCAACCTGCTCTAGTGTTTTAGGGTAGTCTGATCCCGTGATCAACCAAACAGCATGTCCACTCGAACCAACCCAAGCAAGAAATTCCCGCTGAAATCCACGATCCATCCCCGCACGACTGTCCGTTAGTGTGCCGTCTACATCAAATACAATATTCATAAGTTCATATCCACCTTTTGAATACTTATACAACACTCACGGCCACTCCTGTCAAACTAGAGTGTAACGACTCAGCGCAAGAATTTTTGCTAACTGACGATCACTTCAAATATTCAAAAATAAACTCAAAGGCAATCGGTGTATAAGTGACTGTGTATATTGATAACACAAGACTACTCACCGATTGATAACATAAACATTAGTATACACTAGTAAATATTTGTATGCAAGCAAAACGGAAAGATAATAGCAGTGTTGTCACAGTACAGCCATGGATGCCTAGCCCAGAACTAGCACGGGCTATAGCACAACAACAAAGTAATAAACATAAAAATAGCAGCAAAGCCAAAAGACTTGCACTAGAGCAACACTACAGACACCGCTGTTAAGGGCTGCTATAAGAGAGTAGTCCAGCGCACAGTGTATCATAGTAGAGTACAGTAGAAGAACTTGAGAACACACTAGAACACTTGAGAACACTTGAGAACACTTGAGAGCACACTAGAACACTTGAGAAGAACTTGAGAAGAACTTGAGAACACTTGAGAAGAACTTGAGAAGAACTTGAGAAGAACTTGAGAGTATTTTGACTTAGCCTCTCTGCCCCACAGTGTTCTCAAAAATTTCTACCATAAAAAACTGCCCCAAAACGCACCAAAATCTGCCAGAATCCATTGAAAATCACTTGATTTTGTCCAATTCTGATGCCAAAATGTTCAATATTGTCACTGATTTTTCACACTCAGCACCACTATGTTGATCACTGCTTACTACTATTCACTACTATGCTCTACTGTTCTCACAGTGCAAGACCCCGCTGCATAGGACTGCTATATACTAATGTATTACAATATACTACTATGTACTACTCTGTATACTAGTGTACTACTACTATGCTCTACTAGTGTATAATGGTTGACAAAACCAGTTTGTTCCTGTACAATATAACACATACACTAAGTAAAAAGGGTTTTTTGAAATGACACAGTATAAAGTTCTAGTACGCTTGCCCAACAGTTCAACGGTGTGGGTTTTCCTATCAGCACAGAACATTGGACAGGCTAGGCAGTTGGCAGAGTCACAGTACAGTGCTCAGTCTGTGCTGCAAGTGATCACTAACCAATAAGACCCCGCTGTAAAGGACAATATGTTAACTGAAGGTTCTAATCGAATTGGTATTATACAGAGTAGAGGACTGGGAGATCTAGTGATCGCCTTGCCCATTGCACTGCACTATCGGGAACAGGGCAAAGAAGTGTTGTGGCCCATATGTGAAGAATTCATGCCTAGTATGCAAAAGGCTGCTCCTTGGGTCAACTGGATTCCTTTGAAGACTGACACTCACGGCAACTTCTTCTACTTCCATGCCATGGGCAATTTGAAGTATCGAGACTGTGAGGACATCATCTGCTTGTATCAGTACTTGAGCAATCAACCTGAACTATCGGATCCGGATCTGTTTCCCATACTCAAGTTCGATCAATACAAGTATGCTGCCGCAGGAGTGCCGTTCAAGCACAAACAACGGTTGGGGGAGTGTATTGTACGTGACCCCGCTGCAGAGGATAGGGTCTACAGTGCAGTGGTCAAGCAGCCTCGCTACATCGTGGTGCATACTGAGGGCAGTGCTGCTCATATCAACTTGGATTTCTCGGATGCGGAGTCGGAAGGCTATCAAGTGGTGAGAATCACTGAGGGCGTCACGGATTCAGCATTTGATTGGCTCAAGGTCATGGAAGGTGCGGAGTGTCTGTACCTATTTGACTCAGTGTTTGCCAACATTGCGGACGGATTGGATCTGCCCGTAGAGAAGTGGTTCATCCGCCGCAGCAAAATGGACTTGACTCCTGTGCTGTTGGGCGACTGGAACTATTTTCCCATAAGCCAGTTGACAGCAGACTAATTATACTGTACAATAACTGCTTAAACAGTGTTAAGGCTCATGGCGCAATGGTCAGCGCAGCGGACTCATAATCTATTGGGCCTGCCAAACAATCTGGTGTTCGTATAATGGATAATACAGGGGTCTTCTAAGCCCTTAATAGGAGTTCGATTCTCTTACGCCGGACCAAATGGAGTGGAAGCATCAATGGTGATATTAACGGACTAATACTCCGCCGCCTTCGGGCACGACTGGTTCGATCCCAGTACACTCCATCATTCCCGTGGCAGATCAGCCACACAATAACCCACCACTTGACAGGGTCTTTGTTTAGTGTTATAATACATACTTAAACAACACAAGGAGCGCAAGTATGCTGTCATTTAATACACTGTTACGTGCTAAACTAGTTTACAACAAAAACAAAGAGGTATATAAGATAGTTGCTGCATTTAATGTAACTGAAGTAAATGAAAAGGGCACATTTAAATTCCCTACACAAGCAAAATGTGATTTTATAAGCAGTGAATTCAGTTACGAAACATTTGAATCAGATAAAAATCGTGCAATTGAATTAATGCAGAGAGATACACGTACAACTAATTTTGAATTTGTGTAATTGACAAAAGCCCTATAGTAGAGTATGCTATAGGGCTTTTGGTTGACAAAGTGGTAAAACCTTGTTATAATACTAGTATGGAAACAAAAAACACCATCCGCAAAAAACGAGTAGACCGCACACACATCATCTATGAGTTGGTGGTCAACGGAGGCAACTACATAGGTGTCACAGCAAAGACAGAGTCTACTGTGAACAAGAGTGTGTTGAGCCGTGCTGCCAAACACTTCTACCGTGCCAAGCAGGAGAGCAAGGACTGGTTGTTGTGTAATGCTCTGCGCACATTGGCTGACAAGAGCGAGATTCAGTGCTACATACTAGAAACAGTACGAGGCAAGGCTGCGGCTCACTTGCGTGAAGTTGAGTTGCGCAGACAGTTAAAGCCTGTGTTGAACACTGATGTCCGGGGTGATTGACGGGTCTTTGATTCGGTGTTATAATACATACATAGCAAAGCAAAACAGGAGTTGAAAATGTCCAAGTTAACCGAATACACAATTGAAATCTACAAAGCAGACAAGCGTATCAAACGTGATGAGCGTTATGGTAAGAACAAAGCAGGTTTGCGATTCGTGGAAGTGATGGACTATGCTCCTAGTACCAAAGACTACATTGAGTGTCTTGCAGAAGACTTCCGTAAAGCAGGGGTTGTTGCAACGGTGTTTGAAACCTATGTAACCAAGAAGAACATGATGGGCGGTGCTGAGTTCCGGGAGCGGTATGACACTCCTTACTACTGCTCACCCAGTTCAGAAACTTACTGGAGCATGTAAAGACCCTACGGTTGACAGAGACTTAGATCTTTGTTATAATACATACATCAACAACGCACTAAGGAGCAGACATGTTTAATTTTAGTCACAGAACAAGCCGTCCAATAACTTCAGAACTGACGGAAATGGCAGAGCAGGGCATGATTGATTGGGAAACCCTTGCCCGTGATGCCCTAGGTTGGATGAGCGAATCAGATGTAGCAGAGTTTGCCCGACGTTACAACTACCTTGTAGAGGAGGACGCAGAATGAAAGCATGGGATGTGATTCGCAATGGAAAGATCGTTGACACCGTGTTCTACAGCAAGGACTGTGATCTGTGGTATGTACGCAACGGATTGATCAACCACGATGGATATCCGGTTGACATCATAGTACGAGCGGCAGTATAATACACTCATACACACTAAAAGGAACTACTATGCAACACTACGATGAACTAGCAACCTACGAGCGTTCGGGCTTTGATATTATTGTGGACAAGACCTGGGAAGACCTTAGTCTATCACAATGCTTCGATGAATCATGCTACGACATCTCTGAGTTAGCACAAGATATCGACAGCGGCAATCTAGATTGGTTCATGTTGCGTGTGCGAGTTATGTTTGATGGGCATGAAGTAGCGGCTAATTACCTAGGCGGATGTTTGTACAAAGATG